ACGTTTAGCTATAGCTTTACATCTATCAATAGTACTCCAGTCCAAAGGGATCATAAAGTTAAGTTGTGCTCCCCACTGGTTACTTTTAACGTAAGCTTCATAGTCCATCGGTGTAGTGTCATTCCCCATATAGAATGGGGATAATGTCATGGTTGGGCCGTTACATACAACCCCTCCTCCGTAGGACTGCCTAGACGGCGCTCCATTGTTCTGGAACTGTACCGCCTGGTTAGTTACGCTACCGGTAACGTTTGATTCTGGGGCAGCTGTGTTATACACATCCTCTGCTCTAACAGGACTTAGCGCAGCTTCGCTGCTCATTACTGTGAGAAGACAGACAGCGAGGTAGTAGTAGAGTTTGTGGTGATAGTTCTGTCTATCTCTATTACTTCTACTATTCCGGCTGCTCTGGTCACAGTCTCTAGTTGATATTGATCCCCAGCTGTATGTACGGTGTAAGTAGTGTTGGAGTCTGTTATATCCCCACTTGGTACTACGTTGGTTCCTGACCAACTGTTGTAAGCTCCACCATAGACGTCTGTATCTATGGCTTCTACGATTACTTGTGTAGTTACTGTGGTGGCTTGCATCGACCCCTGTGTGAAGGCCGGTGTTATCTGTTGTGCCCTTGCTATTGAGGGAATGAGTAGAAGTGGTAGTATCCATAGCTTAATCATCTTTTTTACCTTTTCTATCATTGGTAGGCTGAATCCCGAACGTAGCTAATGTACCAGTGAAGATACTAGCTATGAAGGTTATATCCTTAGGTACTTGCTCACCTAATCCAGGTATTTCTACATAATTAAGACTGATGATGAATCCTGCCCAAATTACTACTCCTAGACGTACGAACGTAGATAGAATTGCTAACTGCTCTTCTTTATCATCCATACCGTCCTTCAGTTTAGTTAGGACATTTTTCTTCTGTGGCAGTTCCGCCTTTTCCAAATTTCTTCTGAATACGTTTTACAGCCTGCATGAATACAGGTTTGAAGACTTTAACCAGGTAGTTAAACATAGAAGTAGCAGTCAAAGTAGCGACCACAGAGACCGCAGCAGTCGTTGCTGCAGTCACTACAATCTCTTCCTTTGGTACTGGTATCTCTACGTCTGTCCAAGGTATAGTTATCTTCTTTACCTCGGGAGCTGCTTGCTCCTTTGGTTTGTCCGTTGTCTCTTCTTCTCCTTCTTTTGCTACACCTACTGGAGGTGAAAGGTTTTCTGGAGGAGTCACTAAAGGTAGATACTTAGGTAGCTCAGCTTTAGGGATAGAAAGTATAGGACGTGGGAGGATAGGGGCGGCAGGTAGTATTTGTGTGGGTAGATTAATAGATGGAAAGATCGGTGGATCATCCATTACTCAGTAGGCCAAGCCTCTAGAGTAACATCAGCTTCATACTGTTTAGGATCGAATGACTCATACTTCTTAGGGTCGTAAGAGTTACCTTCTGAATCCTTCACTTCTTTGGATGTATCGAACTTTTCATTACCTTTCCGTTCACCTTTATCAATCAGTGCAGCAAGGTTGTCAGTAGTATCACATGCAGTGATCTGATCTTCCCGCTTCTTACACTGAGCACGAACAGCCGTACGATACGTCGTAGTGGCCCCAGGAACGGCGGTAGAGGCCTCCTCCTTACGAATGATCATCCAGTCACTTTTGGACAGCTCAGAGCCTGCATAGGCCTTCTGTTGAGCTACCCAATTTGTCTTCAATCCTGCTAGGTCTTTAGGATTACCTACACCCCAATAGAACCGTTGGTCATACCAAGGTGGATCTGATACTTCAGTAATCCCGATTGCATTCTTTTCACTAAGCGAAGCGTTCCTCATCCAGTTAGCTGGATAATTGATATCACCATTAGTGAAAGCCACATCTAAGGCAAGTGGCTTGCCATTTAACATAAACATAATTAATTAACGTGCGTTACTATATTTGAATGGTGATTCTGCGAAAGCTGCGAATATGTAAGTACGACCAGAGTCGCCTAATGGTGAACTACCGCTATGCCTAATCTTGAAGCCATTACTTAGTAAGTCAACAAGAGCTTGATTTGCGTCGTAGTTATCAGGAGAACCATCGTCTTCATAAGTACTTGAATTGGCCATTAATATATTACTATCGCTTCCCTGCACCATCCTTAAAAGGTCATACATCATCCAGTCACCTTGATGACTTGTGCATTTAGCGAGCAGGAATGCTGGTTTAAATCCACAGTAAATGAAATCAGCTCCTGTACTAACCCAACTTCCAATCTTAGAATATCCTGCTACTTCAGACCAACAGTAGGCGATTATATCTTCGTCAGCATTCATGTTGGCTCCAGATTCAAAGCCAAATACAGTGGAAGTTGGATCAGATGTTCCCCATATATCAGTGTTAGATGCCGCAGCAGCATTACCGTTAAGCAGTAGATACTCATCTGTACCAGTACCATCTGTATGATATACGACCCAACTATTATCTGATTCACGGTTTTTAGTGAATATCAGTTTAGGGACAGCGTTGAGCCCATGAGCTACTGTCTGGTTCCCAGAGCTTCCTGAATCAAACGATACAATACTGAATCCTGTATTAGTATTAACTCTGTATGTTGAATCAACACTACCTACACCAGTAGATGATGCATCATTCGTGACGTTTGTAGTTCCTGCATTCCACACCCAACCTACGCTGTTACCAGAAGGTGCCGAATATGTTCCGGCTGTAGCTTCAGTATCAGGTTCATTAGATCTTAAGTGAGGTGTTCCATCCATCCCTGTATCATTTATTCTGTTGAATAGGATGTGGTCATCACTGTTAGCTCGATCTTTTATCCAAACAAAATCAGCGCCATCTGTTAAACCAGTTGCTGTACTAAGAATGTTGGCTCCAGTATCAGTAGCTACGTCAAAATGCTTACTTGGATCAGTAATCGTAGGAGCGTCTAAGTTATAAGTATTCAGTGCTTTATAGCCAGTTGGTAGTGTATATTCGAAGGCTCGGGCTCCGAAGTTAAATTCTAACGTATTGCCTGATTCGTACTCATAACCTCCAAAGAAGTATGTACGGTCAGACGACCAAGTATCATAAATGGAATTACCACTATTTAGGTACGTACCATTCTGATGTACTTTTAATGTTCCGTTATCTAAGTCAAGAGCAAACCCAAAAATATCACCAGCAGAAATAGATCCTGCTTCTATTGTTGTAGCGGTTCCACCTAAGCAACGTTTCAGATTTCCAGCGTAATCATAGACTACTAGGTAGTTATTACCGTAGCTACCACCACCACTATTTAGTTGACCAGTTGATTTCGTATCATCCCAGATTCCAAAACCAGAACTAGTAGCACTAGATAATGCAACCTGTTTACCTTCAAAGTACCATTTACCAGTCTTCATACCAATGGTACTTCTAACACCTTTAAAGGCACTTCCTGAACCTGTGATGGTTAGATTACCATTTGAAAGTGTTGTTGCACTGTCTACTGGATTCAACGTTGCATAGTTACCACCACCATTCAAACTATTATCGTATGGTGCTGCTGGTACATCGGATAGGAGGTCATTACCTGCGCCTGCTGTAGCTGAAAGGTTGTTTATGTGCCAATGATTCTCGTTGCCAGAGCTGTCGTATCCGAATGTTCCGTGATCAATTAAGATCTGATCATTTATTTCAATAGCCTGAAATCGAGGGTTAGCTCCATCAGAAACTAATTGTACTGAAGTTAATGGTGAAGATATTTGAGATGTGATGTCAACCCATGCTGCTGAACCTCCAGATTCTGGTATACCTGTAAGAGTTGTACCATTAGCTTTGATTACATTATCACCTGTCCCATCCGTTGCTCCATATATTCTTAACTTAGTGAAGGCGATTGAGGTAGATGGGGTCCAGGTAGCTGTTCCGTTAGCCGTTACTCTCGTCATGTCTGTGATGTCACCATCAAACCCATCGGCCCAAGGATGTGATGAGTCAATATCACCAGCACCATCTTCACTATAAATAGTCCCATAAGCCGGGTCCATCGCGAGATAGAATCCATTAGTACCATATGTTCCTTCGTATTCCTTAGGGACCCATTGACCAGTGGTTGAGTTAGTAAACCCGAAGTCAGTTGGTGCTAAAGTAGAGCCGTCGATGAAGTGTACATTTGATATGTATCCATCAAACCCTCGATCAGTGGTGCCGCTGCGTGGTGATGTCCCGATCGTATGCTGTATGGCAGCATTAATTCCACAGTCACCAGTCCTTGCACCACTGTGCATTAGCTCTCCGTTTGAATAAAATTTTACGTGAGAACCATTATAGTTTATAACTACATGTTGCCATGCGCTGAAATCTCTGTGTAACGCATCTGATGTATTGGCAGTACTATTACTTGTAGCGTAAAGTGCGTTAGCATCGAACCCTACCTCCAACCAATTAGTGTTATTATCGGCAGACCAACCACCAAATAAAACTTCTCTAACCCCATTAGCAGCATCACGTGTTTTCTTTACCCAACAGCTCCAAGTCCAACTTTGGCGATTACCTGCAGCCGCTGGTGTCCAGTTCAAATAAGCACTATCGTCGTCATTAAACCTAGTTGAACGTTTAACGTTATAAGGTTCTGCAGGTTCTACTACAACACCAGAGGCACCCGCACGGATGCCTGTATTACTTAGTACTGCCATTACTTCACATCCAGTGAAGCCACAGCATGTACTTTATTAGCTGCTGCTACGATGTAGTCAATACGATCAACAGCAGCTCCAGTGGTTGTTAGCGTTGGTGCAGTCCCACCTGGGAAATCCCAGTCAGCATGGAAGGCAAGAGTTCTTGACCCTGTACCATCCTGTGTGACAAAGATAGAACCGCTTTGACCTGCAACCTGGTTAGATGGTTGTCCAAGAGTACGGTTACCAGCTAGGGTTACACTATAGTTATTACTAGAGTTGAAGTCAATAGCAATAGTAGCTCCATCTGTCAAAGCTGTGATAGTACCACGTTGTGCTCCTCCCCAGGTTTGATCAGTAGCTAGTACTGCATCACCTACACCCTTAGCATTTAGCTGTGTTTGGATGTTAGACGTAACTCCATCTGTATAGTTCAGTTCAGCTGTAGTAGATGTTACCCCGTCTAAAAGGTTCAGTTCAGCTGTAGTAGATGTTACTCCATCTAATACACCTACTTCTGTTGCAGTTAGTAGGGCTAGTGCTGTAGCTGCTCCTGTTTGGCAGCTAGATAGTGCTGTTAGATCAGCATCAGAAGCCTGTTTACCAGTAATATCTGCTGCTGTAGCCAGAGGTACACCCCCAGCTGTACTGCCGTCATGTACGACAACTACTTTCTTATCTGTATCTACAGTGACTTCACCAACTGCTCCTGTGAAGCTACTGTGTTGAGAGGTTGTACCCCTCCTTAGTTGTAATTTTTTAGCCATTAGAGAGTTCCGAAGTCAATTTGTAAATTTGTACCACTGACAGTTCCTACTTCAGTGAGATTCTTATCGTTGCAGTCAAGAGTTGCATATAGTTCTGGGGTCTGGTCTTCTAGTAGACTAGAGATACCAGTTATAGCTGCCCAAGCGCTGCCGTTATAGTACTTTAAAATGTTAGCTGTTGAATCATACCAAAGATCTCCCTCATCCAAAGAAGATGCAGGTGCGCTTGATGCAACTCTGTAAATATCAGAGAATGAGTTAATATCATTAATGTTAGTAGCAACTGTAGTAATATCGCTTCCTACCGTTTCAGTCGTTACACTCTCTGTAACTAGACCTAAGTCTTCTGCATAAGTGAGGTCTCCTGCAACAATATTAATATTACCAATACTGTTAGCTACAGTGGTTACGTTAGCAGCTGAAGCTAGTTCTCTGTGGAAAGTATAGGTATGAAGGGTACTTGTAGTCTCTACTAGCATACCGTTTCCAGCAATA